CTTGGTTCTCTAGCTATTGACACGTCTGAAGCTACGAAATGGTTAGATATGATAGTCATTATTCTATTATATTCATTTGTATATCTAGGTGTTCTGTTTACATATAATGGGAATGTATCAGCTGTAGACTTTTGTCCTCCTCTAGCTGCTGATTCTTTATTATGGAAATCTAGAAATGTCGCATCGTTATCGTAGTGATTTCCTATTTCTTGTTTAATAACAAATGGGTCTCCGTCTTCAACTGACGCTAAAGCAAATAGAGTTAAATCTGTTCTAGTTAAAACACCTTCATTACAAAGTTCTACCAATCTTTCAGAACATGCAACTTCATTGATATTATCTTGAATACCAATTAAATCACAAGCTATCTTATAAACTGAATAACCTTGTGGGTCCATAACTACCAGTCTCTTTTGTCCTCCATACACTGTGTACCCTTGGTTAGTTAAAAATTCTATTAATTTATTTCTTGTTTGGAAATTAATAGATGTTGATAACTCACCTTCAAAACATTTTAATAAGTCTTTAATTTTTTGCATACTTTTTTCCTCCTTATAATTTTAAAATAATAATGATATAATATGTGACGAATTATATAATACGTCCAAATATATATAGTTATCTATTTTGTAAGATAACTATATACTTTCGACGTACTAGATGAATGATATTACGTCACTATTATTTACATCAAATACGTCTCTAAAGATACTACTTGGTAAGGTAATATTTATTGTAGGGTCTGCAGCCATACGTAAACCTACAGATTCCCTTACTTTAATTTCAGTATCTTTTATTACCAATCTATGATATGATAATAAAGCTTTAGCCATATTATAGTCATATCCACTTCTCATCATAGTCATATAATATTCTGGAAGTACACTTGGGTCAACAGGCTTTTCAAGTATACTATCCAAAGTTTCTTTCTTTACATTTGGAAGTAATTGTGATACGAAATTACTCATAGCATCTATATCATAATGTCCTACTGATAAGAATGCTGTTGCAGCTGGATTACATAAATAAGTATTCATATAATTCACTATATAATCATTTATCACTATACTGTCAGTAAGTTCTGGTACGAACTTATGTAATGCTGACATTATGTGATAATCTGGAATAGCATATCCACTACTAATTTCTGGAACCCATATATTTGCCAATGTATCTATCGTAAGGTCCATAGGTTTATTAGTAATATTTAGTATTCCAGATACAGCATATTTACTAGTAGTATTCTTCCAAATAGTATACATACTTTTAGCATCATCTGCTGTTATATTAACATTAGGAAATCTTGCATTTAAATAACTTAAAACTTCATCAAGAGTTCTTTTATAATTATCAAAATCCATAGACATACCTAATGGTCCTACTACTAATTTTATATTTCCAGATTTAATAAGAGCATCATTTCTAGCACAAAGTTTACTCATACTATAATGAATTTCATTTTTATCCGAAATAGGGATTCTAGTATCCCCAGGATTAATCTGAGGATACCACTCCTTTATTGTAATTGGCTTTATGCCATTTGTCATTATTACGTTATTTAACTCAATTAAACTTATGTACATATTCTCCTCCTTAGAAATAAACTACTGGTTGTGCTCCTCCAACAGTTCCTCCAAATACATTTTGATTTTGTGCATTAAGAGATGCTGATGTTACTGGTTGTACACCTGGTACACCTGATGGAAATGCCACTCCAACGTTCATTAAAGCAGGGTCCATAGCAGATGTAGATGCAAATCCATTATATCCAGCTGTGAGTGGAGATGCTGGAGTATACATATTATTATTTACAACTGGTGCTGGTGCACTATAAGCTGGAGCTTGGAAAGCTGGAGCTTGATATGTTGTATTAGTAGGTGTATAAACTCCTGGGTTATATCCACTATTATTTACTTGAGCTGGTCCTAATACTGGTTGAGTAACATTGTAATTTGGTGCATTATACGCAGGTGCTGCAAATGCATTTACCGCAGGTATTGCCATTGTATTATTTACTGCTGGTGCTTGATAATTATTATACGCTGGTGTACTATAATTATAAGCTGGTTGAGCATAATTAGACACTGGTGCTACTACAGGATTATAAACTCCACTATTAGTAACTTGAGCTGGTCTCAAGTTTACGTTATATGTAGGTTGAGTCATATTGTAGTTAGCATATCCTTGAGTTTGAGTTGTTGCTCCTGCTAATTGAGCAGCTAAAGGATTAACTAAACCAGGATTGTATCCTGTGTTGTACCCTGTATTATTATATCCTGCGAAATTATAAATACTTCCAGCTGCTGGTTGAGTATTATAATTATTATATCCTGGAGTATACATTCCTGGAGTATAACCACTATTAGTTATTTGAGCAGGTCCACTTGGTCTAGCAACTGATTGAGCTTGTACTTGAGCTTGCAAAGTTGCTATTTGAGCTTGTAATTGTTGAATAGTTTGTAATAAACTATTCACATCATACCCTGCTGGTTGTTGCATTGCTGGTTGAGCCACTGGTTGTACTGTTGGTTGTACACCTGACATTCCTGCTAAAGCACCTGCCGCTGCATTAAATCTGTTATCCACCATTCCTGTTCCAAATCCGTCCATTCCATTAATAGTTCTTGCTGTTTGCATATTTATTCCTCCTTGAAAATTAGTACTATTTGCTACTTCTACTCTAAACACGTTGTCGTGTGTTGAACATACTTTATATCTATAGTGTGCTGGGAAATTATTCCAGCTTCCTATTTGAAGTTGGTCTGTATTTCCAAATTCAGATGGTCTTGGGTATCCTCCCTTATCTGTTATTGCTTTCATTCTAGCATCTCTTATTAAAGACCATGCTGCTTGCATAAGTGGTATCCATACATTATTAACTATAAATACTCTACCATCTGCGTATTTAACAGCCACTTCTTTATCATTTATATAAAACATTTCCTCATTTAATTTAAACTCAGGTAATCCCCATAGATATTGAGTACCAAACGAATAATCCTTATCTATGTTTGGGTCAATTCTATATTCAACTATTTGTGCACTAGGCATTCCTAAATTAGGATTTATAGCTGGTGCTGGTTTGTCTCCCACAACTGGTAATTTGTCCCTTTGTCCCATCAATACCTTCTTATCATTTTCAGCTGTATTTGTATTAAATAAATTTGTAGCTGGTGCTTTAGAATTATATGGAGCAGCTTGTTTTATAGTAGCATTTGGCATTACTACATTACCAGCTTCCTTCTTTAGTCCCCAAGGGTCTGATTCGCCCTTACCGATTTGAATACCAGCTGTCGGTCCAAAGTTGCTTTGAACTGCGGCTGCTGCTTTTTCTATTATGTCTTTATCCTGTACAGTTATCATTTCTTCTCCTCCTAAATCTTTTATTTCATTTATCACTGGTGTTTCCAGTGGATTTATCTTTTGCCCTTTTCTTGCATGAAGTCTTTCTAACATATTCACAGTATATTCTTTATTATCATATACAAATGTATACATTGGATGAGCTTCAAAATATTCTATTGCTAAACTAAGCCATGCTGATATATAAGTATATTCTGACATCTTACTATTAATAAATCCTAAGAATGCCAAGTCTACCAATGTTTTATAAATCTTTGGTGTTATGTTTGGTATCTTTTTACTTATCATATCATCAAGCTTGAATACTATATCTTTTGCCATTTTAACATTTGGGTATATTATTTCATCATAATTATATAATACTTCATATAATTCTGATATAAGTAATTCGTTTGTACTTTCCCCAATCTGTTTTTCTTGCACTACGTCATCAAAGTCTAGTCCTGCTACTTTGAATATTACAGATAGTTGCGAAAGTTGTTCTTGGTTTAGTAATGTTCCCAATGCTAGTAATTGTGGACGGAGGTTGTCGACGGCCACTGACAGCTTATTCTGTAAATCTGTAAGAGTTGTAAGTCTGATGTCTCTGACTCTATCTAAATCAATTACAGATTTATCACTAGCTCTTTCTACCATTCCATGTTCATCGCTATAGGCGTCTGCAAGTGCATCCTCCGGATAAACTTTCTCAGATGGTCGTTTAAACCATCTACTATGTCTTGGTAAATAGAATAATGCTTTTAGCTGTTCATCAGTCAAGAATAGATAATTATTATTATCTGCTAATGACTGTATTACATGCTCAAGTCTAGATTTGTCGATAGCCTTGATATTTGGGTCATTCTGAACTCTTTGAACTTCTTCTGCAAATTTCTCTAAGTCATCGTCCATAGCAATTCCTTTAACTCCTAGTTGACGTGCTTGAATATCTGCGTATTCATTTTGAGATACATGTTCATACATCTCTCTTGCTTCTGGCGTAAGTTCAACATGATGTTCCATTTTAACATCTGTGTCAGACTTATCTACCAGCTTTTTATCTTCTGGTATTTCATCAAAGTCATGCTCTGTAATCCTTTCAACAGACAGAGGACTTTTAATATTTGTATCTCCATTCTCATGCACTATTGGAACTATTTCTGCCTCTTCGATAAATTTAATATGTTCATCTAAGAAACGTCCATTACGTTCTTCATACTCTTCTTCAGTTAAAGGCTCATCAAGATATCTCATAAACTTTTGATATATCTTTGCTCCTGGTGTTAAGTTTCTAGTGCATAAGTTAGAATAATCTTTATCTACTGCTCTACAGGCATCTTCTATTTCATTAAAAAAGCCCATAGCTATATTGAACTTAATGAAGTCGTCTAATGCAGCTTCACTTAAATCCAATATAGATGTTACGCCGTATGGTTCTAACGACCTCAATACGGCGTTTTGATTTGCTTCCGAAAGTTTAAATCCAGGAAATAGTTCATCTTTGCCATCTTCTGGTTCATGAATATTACTTATAGTTTTATATGGCTCTGTTCTATCCATACCCAGTTTCCAGTCTGGATGTCTTTTCCTAACTTTCTTTATATACGTTTTCTTTCTATTAGTATCAAAGTGTTCATCAAACACCCATCTTTCATAGAAAGAAGACTTTTCTAAATATTTCTGTTTAGCTTCTGGAGAAAGTTTCTCAACTTCTACATCTGGTAATAATAATTGAGCTTCTATCTCTTTTAAGCTATCGAATCTAAAGGCTGTGTCTTCCAGCCATTCTTTAAACTTATCCTCATCTAAAGATATGATAGCTTCATTCATATTCTACCTCCCTAATATCCTAAATGTAATATTGCATCAGCTAGGACCATTAGAGCTTCTCCAGATGCTGGACCAAATACAGTTGGGAATGCAGTTTGCATATAGTTTGCTACATTTTGAACTGTAACTGAAGTTCCTGGATTTGACATATATGTTGAAGTATATGCCAAGACATCTTGAATTTTAACAGCTTGTCCTTTAGCTAATACGTGTATTATATAATTATACACTACTTGACCAACTGTTCCATTATTTTTATTCAATGCGAATAATGCTGTATTAATTATAGTATTGTGATGTATGTCAAATGACATCGCATTACGTAAGTTAAAATCAGCATAATCGGCTAATACAAATCCGCATTGAGATAATAATTCTGATAAATTACTGTATCCCATAAATCCAAGTGCATATGCTATTACTACACCTGTTTTATATGGTAATACATTTGTATTTGCAGCTAACTTAGTTGCATATACTAATTTATCATCCACTGTTAATTTGAATACAGTATTCGGATTACCTAACGCATCTTCAGCTAACATTAAATGAATATTATCTAAAGCTGTTTCTGGTAATCTAGTAGCTCCACTTACTAATGCACTATAGATAGGTAAGTGTGCAAATATAGATATTTCGTTTATATATCTATTTATCATATCACCTACAGATAATGTTTGCGGTGCTGTTGCTACTTGTGCCGCTTGTACATTTCCTACTGCTACTGTAGGTCCTACTGCAGCTGTCGGTTGTTGTGGAGCTATAGTTAAAGCTGCTTTTGCCATATTACTTACTGAAGTCGCTAATGCAAAATAACTTTCCGTAATATTACAAAGTTTTAATGCCAATGCGTATGCCTTAGCATCATTTGCTTTAAGTATACCTAGCATTCTTATCAAATCTTCGTTAATCATTGGTTTAAGCAATTCTTTATCTTGTAATGAAGTTTGAATACTTCCCATTCTTGCTAGTAATCCAATTAAGAAATTTGGATTAGCTTGGTTTATTGTAGCTATATCCATTTCTGTAACTGAACCATCCGCATTATTTGGGAACATTTGAATATAACTCATTCTATATAATTCTCTATTAAATGATATTAAGTCTCTATCATTAGTAAAGTTATATAGATTGCTACATAAATCCCCCACGATATTCATAATATCTGGGTTTTGTGCTACAGCTAATTGCGTAGCATAAGGCTTTGTGTTTGCTCTTTTATAGGCATCATTGACTAATGCAAACGAGTAGTCATACCTGTTTCTAAATGCAGTCGGATTATAATAATTATTTATGAACGTATCAAACGGAGTTGTAATTGTTCCGTATAGTCCATCTCCTCCTGCTGGAACATGCTTTAGATGTTCCGAAATTCTCCCTCTTAAATCTAGTAATTGATTTCTTTCGACGTTAAACATTTTCTTTTCCTCCTTATATTTTTTTAAAGTAAAATTGTATAATAATACCTAAATATATATAGTTATAGATATGGTAACTATTCTATATAGACCTAAGTTTTTTATTTAATTCATCCTCTTCCAATTCAGTATCTAATACGTATTCATCTAACGTAGTATTATTATCCATATTAAATGGTTCATAACTCATAGTATTATCATCAGATAAATAGAACATTCTAATACTACGTCCATAATCATCTTCTCTTATTCTAAATTTATCTAAAGGCATAACTACGTGTATTTCACTACTATTAGGTATAAGAGTTCTTACTGGTCCAGAGTTACGAAGTCCTTTTGTATAATGAACATACATAGTTTCATTATCCATGTCTCTTGGACTACGATTATATCTTGCTGTACCATCTCTATCTTTCTTAACCCCCATACTCATAAAGTTTTGGTATGTAATTTGGTCTGTCTCTTCGTTTCTTTCTTCAATAGATGTTTTATGACAGAATATCATAAGCTCTAATTCTGTAGAAAGAAGTTTAGAACCAGCTAATAATCCAGGACTAAAGTTAAGCACTGGGTCTACTTGTCTAGGCCATTTAGCACATTCTCCAATAATATTTCCTACTTCACCAGATAATTGTGCCGCAGTCAATACAGGAACTGATTTATGTACTGCTAAGTCTCTACATTCTTTTACTTTCTGTCTAAGCAATGCAGCTCCATCTGCTCCTGTAGTTCCTAAATGCTGATGTTTACTACTATATACTTCTAGTCTGTCTACGTAATCTATAAGTACCATTATAGGCATAAATCCTAAATTTACACAGTTATTAAATTCATCATCTACTTCATTAATAGTAGTATAATAATCTCCAGTAAGTCTTTCTATATATACTATAGGAAGTTGAAGTCCGCTTTTCTTATTAGTTTCTAATACTAATCTTTCTATATCTTCATCAGTCATCCTTTTCATTTCTTCTTCATCTATAGATATTCCGCACCATTGTAAATGTCTTACCATAAGTTGCTTTCTTGTAAGCTCTAAGCTTATGTATAAAACACATGGCTTATATTCTTCATTTATAATATCACATCTATTACGTTTACTAGTATATAATGCAATATTTTGAAGTATCATTGATTTACCTGAACCAGTATATGCTCCGAATAATATACACGTTTTTCCTGTAAATCCTCCTCCGCAAAGCATATCTATTGCTGGGATAGTTTTAATTCTATGGGTAACTGCTTTACGCATATCTACTAATACTGGTGTTAAAGTTCCATGTGTAGTTTCTGCATCAGGGTCAATTATCAATACATTTGATGATGCAGAACCTATTTTAATCATATTTACTTGCTTATATAATTCATCAGATGCCTGCATAAATGTACGCATAGCGTCTACTGTCTTTTTACTATTACTTGCATATTCTATAGTATTAAGACTATCTTGTAATGTTGTGACAGTATTTTCTACTTTACTTCTTACACTAATAGCATTGATAGTGTCTAGTAAATCTTTTCTAAATGATGCAGTATAGAAACTGTCATCATTTATATTTACCTTTACTTCATCTGAAAATTCTGTTTGACTTATTTCGTACATAACTTCATTTCTATCTATAATGTTTTCATCTAATACTTTAGATAAAACATGAAGTAAAAGTTGTATATCTTTATCTGTTTTATATTCTTGGTTCATACTATTGATACATCTATTTGCAGCTGATACGAAAGCTCTGTCTTTAACATCTTGTAAGATACAGTTCAATACAGCCACTATAAGTTCTTTTCTCATTCGTTATCTCCTTCTAAAATTCGTTTTAATATATCCTCAGGGATACTTTTATTGTAAGTTTTTGTATAGATATCTTTTAATAAATGTACTGCGTCTTGAGTTTGTAATACAGTTTTACTAATTACATATTCTTTTTCAACTTTAACATTAGTTTTCTTTATATATTTAGCATTAATACTTTGCTTCCAAGTGTTATATTTGTTCTTCGTCTGGTCTTCATTATTAAGTATTACATTAAATATAACATTATCGTAGCTAGGTCTAATACTATTTGCTATAAGAACGTCTAATGTATTTTTTGTAAAATCTAAATTTATATATTCATGTTTTATTAAATAAGGATTTTCTATAGTTCTATATTCGTAATCATTACTATGTAAATCTATAAGCTTAAGTCCATAATCTTTATTATGGTCATGTCCTCTTTCATTTATTATTCTATTAGTATAATAAACATTCTTATTAGATATGCTACTATGAACATGACCTCCTACTACAAGGTATTTTGCTTTATTTATAAAGTCATATTCACTTACGACTATAGAACGTCCCATATTAAACTTACTATCCACTTGATTTAAAGCTGGAATAGCAAAGTCCATCATACCATGGAATATAACCACGTCTGATTTTGTGTGTTTATTTAAATCTTCTAAGAATAATTCATACTTTGGATAATATAACTCTGGTACTAATAATAAAGAAATCCCTTGTATTTCCATATTTGTCATTTTATCCACATATATAAACGTATCAAGCATCTTATGTATGTTCTCCATAATTCTTCCATCATGACTTGGAGTTCCTCTTAATACTATAAAACACGTATTATATTCTCTACATATTTTTGATATGTTTTCTATAAAGCTAACTAGATTAATAAACTCCTCTGTTTCTGCTCTTAAGTTAGCATCATCAGTAGTATCTCCAGCTATACAGAATATATTTGGTCTATATGTTTTAATCGTATCCTCTATATAAGATAAGAGACACGGAATTAATTCCTTTTCTATTCTTTCAAAATGTAAATCTGCTGTAATTAAAATTCTTTTCATATTAAAATCTCCTTTACAAAGTTCGTTAAATACGGTATAATATATATAATTATCTGGTGAACAATTATACTTTAAGGAAAAAGACAATATAGTGTCGAAATATTTATTTTATAAGGGGTGTTTAAAAATGTCACGAGAAAAAGAGTCGTTTTTACAATCAGTGAAAATCACTATAACACTTTCTGCACACATGTTTTATGCGTGTTTTACTTGGGGTGTTGACGCATTATATATAATATCTATGAGCCTTTTGGAGAAGATTACAAAGCATAAGGAAGCTCTTAAATCATTAATTCCAGATAAAGCTTTAAACTTTCTAGAGAAGTTACAAAAAGAAATAGAAAATAATAAAGAAGCTCTTAATACAGCTACAGAGATAGTAAAAGAAACATTTGAATCAGCTAGAAATACAAATAAATTTGAAGAAACAAGTGTACAAGATACTGTCCAAGAAAATTGCGAAGTTAATAAATCTTCGGAAGAAAACCCTAATATGTCTAAAACCCAAGAGGAAGCAGACATAAAAATTAAAGTAGAACACCCACATACTGAATTTGAAAAAGGATTAGATGCTACTGTGCAAAGCATCGTTAATATAACTGTAGGGGATATTCATATACATAATATATCTAAAATTTCTAGTATAGTATCCACACTAAAGAAACTTGGGGATGAAGTAAGTCATTACGACCCTAAGACTACAAGTGTAGAAGACTTACAAGAACTTGGAAAAATAATAGCAGAAAACTTAAATAAACTTGACGAAGATAAGAAAGGTGATTGATGTGTTTAAATTGTATAAGCTTAAGAAATCTGTAGATGATGATAACTCTGTCGTAATATATAGTTGGGATGGAATTGTCAGCGATAGAAAGATAATTAACATTTGGAATAATATAGTAGATTCGTATAAGAAATATCCTAAATTAAATCTAGACGACTGTCTTGATATATTGGATATATTTTATGATGAAGTGCTAATGTATCGTAGTGTTGTAAATAAAAGCTTAAGTGTAACTCAGTTGTTTACTGATAGCACATTTAGAATATATCATATCAAACATGCAGAGGGAAAGGTTATTAAAAGAGTAGCTATATTAACTGCCAGAATAAATAATACTATCAATAAAGGTATTATAAGACCTATAGTTAGATTTGAATATGTAGATGATAGTAGTGCCTTAATAAAACATGAAGAAATAGTGAACTTAAGTAAAAACAAAGCATCAGTATTAGATGATGTATCAAGTAGATGATTGGGAGTAGAAATGCTCCCTTTTCATTTATTTACGGCAATAAAGATAGGTGATTTTTAGCTATATATCATAAGGTATATAATAAAATATTAGGAGGTAATGAAATGGCACAAGAAACTATGAGAGAAATGTTAAAAGGTATCTATAGAAATATAGATGCTGGAAATGTGAAAGGGTATGGAGATAATTTTGTAGAAGATTTAAAAAGAGTTAGAAAAGACATTAACAACCAAATAAAATTGCTTAAAGCGGCAGGTGTTGCTTATAGCGATGAGTTAATGTATAAAATTTTAGAAAACGTAGGAGTAAAGAAATACTTCTAACGTTTTCAAGTCCTGAGCATGACTTTAAACTGCTTCTTTTTTTTGTTTGGCGTAATTAAATGGATAGGGGGAATTAAATCCCCCGAGTGATAACGTGAAAGATAAAACTAATAAAAATTCACATTATCAGTTGTTATAAAATTATGCATAAGTTAACACAACTTGGTCAGTAGCCGCCTTTTGTCTAATAGTTTCCAATAGCTGTTTTCTATCAGATTCCGCATTCTGGAAGTTGTCTAAACTTAAGTCTACATTTCCAGTTCCTATCTCTATCTTAAGATTTCTTAAATCATTATTATAAAGATTTATCATCAAGTCATATCTACATAGTTCTTCAAACCAGTTTTCTAAACCTATAGTAATAGTACTCAAGTTTTTAGGATGTGTGCATTCTATTACTACTTTATAATATCCCCCATACATCGGAGTATTATATTGCCCCATATTCTTCATTACTAAAGAAGCGGGAGGTCTAAAAGCAATACTAGGTTTTTCTATATTTTGCTTAGCTATAGATTTAGCAGTCCACGATGGCAAGTCATTCTTTATACTTGTACTCCATCCATTTACTAATCCATATCTACGTGTTTCATTTAAGAAAGCTCTTTTTATTTGTACATCAAGCTCTCTAAATCTATCCATAATCGAGTCTGGTATTCTGTACGCAACATCATTATAAGAGTATATTCCTCCTATAATTTCTTTACTCCATGCTGTAACGATACTATCTATATTCATTACTATGTGAAATCCAGATACTCTGTTAAAAGTTTTAAGACTATTATTAATAATACTGTCTCTTATAATATTATCATTATAAGCAGCTCCAAGTATTCCATTCAGTCCTATATCTTTTTTTAGCTTATCTATAAGTACATTTATATTCATAATTCCTCCTTATTAGAAGTCATTAAGTATACTTAATTTAGTCATCTTCATTGCATCTTCAAATGAAGCTGTTTTCTTAACTGGGTTCTTTATTAATATAGCAGAAGTAGTAGGGTCTATCATAACTATAGACTCATTTCCTATATACTTATTGATTAAAGAATTACTTTCAGTTCCAAACATACCAGCAGTACGTTGTACAAGTTCTAAGTTTACTACTTTCATATTAACAGTATCATATATTTGAACCTTTCCTCCAGTTAATACACTATTCCAGTTAGCTGGATTTTGTACGTAATCTATGCCTATAACTTCTATTTCTTTTGCAAGAATAGGACTTTGTGTATTATCAAATTGCCCTACAGTACGTATAGAAAATGCTGGTGCATTACCATTAAGCATTTCTAATGCTATATGTGGATTTGTAATAGAAGTTTTTATTGTGAAGTATGTTTTATTATTAGCTTGTCTATATCCTATAATTCTATGAGTAATATTCTCTCCAGGTGTGCTATGCAGTCTTTGCATAGTTCTTTGAAATGCTCCTTCTGGGTCTTTGTTATCCAGTATAATAGTGGGGTGCTCATTCTCCAATGTTGTTAATAACTAGACGCTACTCTAGTTACAGAAGTATTTCAACTTCTTCTCTATATTTCTATAGACGATCATCTTATGATGAAAGGAGTTAGACTGAGCTCATCTAACATCGTTCAGACTATATCAATCCCTTGTGATAAGGGTGTGTGCTTTTCTTCCTTGCTTAAGGCTTTACTTCCTTTCGGAATAGTCGTTGATCTATTTATTCTATTTTATTTCTTAATGTAAATCCACTGATTTCTAGTTCCTTCTACTTTCACTCTAGTAAAATCATTATAATCCCAGTTATGACGAATACATATTTGTCTTACATCTTTATCCGTTCTAGGTTTCGTAGCTAATGATTCTAGAGTTACGTTGGTAGATTTATTCATTTGATTTTCTGCACTAGTAACCCATCTTAAGTTACCTATTTCATAATTACCATCATTATCAATCCTATCTAATTGTGCACCTAAAAAATATCCTGGTATACTCTCTATAGATTTAACTACTTCTGCAATCGTTTTTCCTAACAGACATTTTATACCACGACAGCCATATCTAGGGTAACTATCAGAATAAATGCTATTGCATCTAGCTAATATTTTAACAGCCCTATAATAATGTATACTACCTTTTGTATTTAGTAGTTTTAAGTGTCTTTGTTCTATTGGATCTAGATGTTTTTTGTAGCCATTATATTTAGGTTTGCAGTACTCACAATACCTTATTTCATCATTTTTTATAGTAGAGTAAGGTATTAATTTACAACTATGGCCGCAAGCACATTCGCACCAAAAATATCTTATATTAGATATTCTAGGTTTACCTCTTTCAAATCCATGCCAGGTTCTAGACGGACCTTCTTTAATAACAGTAAATCCAGAGAATTTATACCCTGGTACTATATCAGATATTATCATAATATCAATCCTCCTTTACAGAGGAAATTGTAAGAATAAATAGAGCTGATTGTCCATTGTTTATGAATACTTAGGATTTAACCATATATTCATCCTCTAACTTGTTTCTACTTTCGTTCCTTATAAGGCTTAGAGGCTTTAGGATATTCCAGCTTTTAACACACTTTTATTTTCCATATCACTATAGAAAAGGGCACTAACGACCCGGAACTCCGCCACGTCTCAACTGATTTTGAAATCCGTAATTCTTCATTCCGTTTAAGAAAACATCAGCTGGATATAATTTATTATTACTTGTAGGTTTACTGTGGTCTATAGCTTCTATTTCAAATACGATATAAGACTCTCCATTTCTAATACTTCTTACTAGCTCTGGAGTTAATCCTTTTATCATATATTCTGTAGCAGTATTGTGGTTTCCACCATCCCAAGAATCTGATTCTACTCCTATAGTATCAGATAATTTATCTACTTTAATAGAAGTTATAACTTGATTTAGAGGAGCTATTCTATCTTCGATTAACATTCTTTCAGTATATTGCATTATTTCCTCCTTTGTAAAATCAAATAAAAAAAGAGTGGAGAACCTCATTACGAAGTTCTCCAAATCTTTTTATATATCTTATGGTATTAATTGAGTATTATATCCATAAACAGCTAAATCTCCTGCTGCTCCTCTCAATGTGTTGAAATTGAATGTGCAGTCCATGCATAAGCTTGGAACGTTAGGATGCATAGGATTACGTTGAGCTGGGTCGTTAGTTATTCTGATAGGTGTTTCAGAAGCTAAGCAAGTTTGGATATTTGGTTCAGCAAACGAAGGTATAATATTATAAGTATACTTAATTTGGTCTGGAGCCAATGGGTTACCAGAGTTATCTGTAGTTTTAGCTTCTAAACCAGATTTATCTGTACCAACGATGATAGCAGATATAGGTGATTTAATATCGTCTCCGATAGTTAAAACATTTACAGATGCTTCTTGGTTTACTCCTAAGAATGTGTTATCTGCAGTTTCAGAAACTTCTCCTACTACAGCAGTCATCTTACCAGCAAATACACCTAAGTGGTAAGAAGAAGTAAACATTGTTAATTGTGCTTCTTTTTGAGATTGAGAAGCTATTCTGAACTTATTAGCGATAGCTTGGAAAGCTGGTCCTAATTGTACATTAATAGTTTCCAATTTTCTTACAGATGTTGCTATTTGTAAGTCTACTGTTTGAGCAGCATACAATGTTTTCTTTCTTTCTAATTCATCTGCTTGAGTAAAGTCTTCTATAACTTTTTTCTTCATATCAAAGTATCCATTAAAGAAGAATCCTTCTTTTCTGTGTCCGATGAATTCTGTAGCCATGTTCATAATTCTTGCGAAGTAAGAACCTCCAAGTCTTTCATCAAGCACTTCAAGTTGGTCTTGTAATATAGGAACCCAGTCTTTGATTTCTGGACCAGCGTTGATATATCCTCTTTCTTCTTTTAGAGCATATTCTGGTCTAGATTTCCATAAGTTGAATGGGTCTAATATTTTGAATTCGATATCAATAGCATCTACATCATTAGCTGCAGTTGAACCGTGAGCTTTGTTACAGTCTACAACGATACTTTGGTCTTGTCCATTGAATTGGATATATAGATAGTAAGTATCTGTAGGTCTGCTTTGATCTGGAGTTATTAATAATACTTTACCTTTGTAATCTTGTTCGTTATTAGTTTCAGTAAGCATTCTTCCAGCATTTATATCATAAATAGGACCAAATTTTTGACCATTTATTTCTAGTTTTTCTACATAGAAATCTGATCTTACTAATTCATCTGCATTGATAGCTGATTTTTGACCAGCAGCTATTGTAGCTTGAGTTTCCATTACTCCGTTGTTTTCAACGAATAATAAATCACTTCTTAATTTGATAAGTTGTCTGAAGTTTGCTTTCTTTATACTTACCTTTTTAGTCATAGTTTTAAATAATTTAGAAATTCCTTCTAATTTAGAACCTGATGTATCTTGAGATTTAGGGTCGATGAATGATAGTACATCTTCTCTTTTAAACTCTTTAACTATAGTATGAGTTTCAGGGTCTATAATTTGATATATAGGTACTAAAGTGTGTACAGGAATTGAAGTAAATTTATTATAAAGTTGTTTTATTTTGATTACTTTTGTGTACATTGTAGCACAAGCAGCTATCCATTGTACTTGAGTTTCAAGTTTAGGATAAACTATAGCTGATTGATATGAATATGTTTCCATACCTGGTGCTAATGGACCAACTTGAGATTCTTTTACTCCTGCGAATACAGTGAATAATGCACTTTCTAAAGCAGCTTCAGCTTGTTCTTTTTTCCATTTAGCTCCAATAGCAGATGCTCCTGTTAATCCTTTTTTGAATGCATTATTATCTGCATTTGTTTTTTCATTTTTTAAGTGTCTTAAAGCAGCTTGTACTTCAGTAGGAAGAGCTCCAAATTTATCTGCATTAGAAGCGAATTCTTTTGCAGCAGCTTCTAATCCTTTAGATATATCTGTTCTCATCATTTTCAATTTTAATTCCTTGTCAGTCCATTCTGATTTATTTACAGATGGAATGTACTTTCTTAAAATTGAAGCTATTTTAATAGTAGTATCACTTCCGTATTGTCCAAATGCTTTCTTCATTATGTTTGTATGATCGTTAGGATTTGCAGTCATAAATGAAGAGAAGTTTTCTAATCCTACAACCTCATTAGCAAGGACTTCTGGAATATAAGTATATTTATTTTGCATTTATATTTCCTCCTTATATATAATAATAAAAGAGGAGTGTGTTTTCTCCTCTTTTATTTTAGATTATTATTTTCTTACAGCGTCTCCGATATGAGTTTCACCAGATATAACTTTAGCAGCATCAGCAAGAATCATTTGGATAGCAGAACCTACTTCTTTCATAACCATATTAACAGCTTTCTTGAATTCTAGTAAGCTTTGAGATACAACTCCTAATTCAGTTAATAAGTTATTTCTAGCAGTAGCACCAGTAGCGTTAGCAGCATCAGGATTTTCATTTCCTAATTTTTCTATAGCTCTATCTACCATCTTATCCATTTTCTTCCATTGTCTAAACCATTTGATATCTCTTCTAGTAGCTCCTTCGATAGTTATAAGAGCTCTTTGAATTATTCTCTTAGTTTCTTCAACAGAGTAGTCTGTTTCTTCTCTTAGAGTTTCAACTCTTTCTTTTAGTTGTTCTTTGAATTGGTCTATTCTGTCTTTCATTCCTTCTAAATCAACACTAGTACCTGAACCACCAGAAGCTCTTCTAGTAGCTTGATCTAACGCCGATACGTTTGCACCATTTGCAGCAGCGGCATTTAGTGCTGTAGCCATATCTCCAACTAAATCTTCATATTGTTCTATTACGAAAGTAGCAAGTTGGTTAGCATCTGTAGTATTAGCTGCAGGATCTATTGTAAAGTTATCAGGTCTAAATCCTCTAACAGCTGTTATGAAGTTATCAACGAATGTAGCAGCACCTGCAACGTTTCTAATATTATATTCTTTATCTCTTTCATCTTCTCCAGAATGTATAGAAAGTCTGTTTAATTTTCCTCTATACTTTTTAGCAAGTTTAGAGTAAGATTTCCATCTTCCATCATTTATCATAAAGAAATCTATTATTGAAGTTAAGAATTTCCATATTTTAGAAAGCATTTTCTTAACAGCTATAATAACGTTATATCCTCCTCTTTTAACCATGTTTACGATAGCTTCTGTTCCTAATGAACCAGAGTATCTATCATATTCATTCATTGATAATCCTGCACTTTCTAAAGCAGCTTCTTGGTTTACTAAAGCAAATCCAAGGATGCTTGTAGAAGTTGATTCTAATCCTTCAACCATATTATCAATATCGTCTAATGCTAATAATTCTTCAGCAACTTCAGAACCAGCATATAATTCAGGACCGAAATCATCCATTCCTGACTCTAATCCTAGAGTTTCGTTTATTACTTTAATTAAATTATTCATTAATTTCTTCCTCCTTTATGTTAATTATAATGCTTTAGCTATTAACCATTTAGCATCTGTAAATAGTTCATCAGCTATTCTTACATAATGTTTAATAAACATATTCATATACATAGCAGTACCATTTAGGAAGTATATGAAATCTGATAATATTTCATTAATACCCATCATAGCATTTCTTCTAGTGTCATTTTGAGCTCCGTTTCTGTAATCATTTTCCATATTCTTTCTTGCAGTTTCAAGTCTCTTAATACCTCTATCAACTTCTTTAGCGATATCTCTTCTTCCAGCTCTTTGAGAATATAAGAAATCTAACGCAGCTGAAATGCTAGTGAATAGGTTCATTCCTCTTACAGTTCTAGCATTATCTTTCCAGTTCTTTAATTCTTCTTGAATATTATCTTTGTGATCTGGGTTTAGTATATGTCCGTCTATTTCTGTTTGTGTATTACCAATTACTAATTGAGTTTTATTGTCAATTCTACGAACTCTTTCATTATTAGCTGGATTTGTAGCTCCAAGTCTAACATTCCCAGCTTCAGAACTTCCACCTATACTAGCATATACTTGATCACTATATGTATTTATAACTATAACTGATGCATTGTAAAATGCCACAACGTAATCAAGTCCAATATGTTGCGTATTGTCTCTAACTAGAGTTCTTAGTGCATTTAAATCTGTACTATTATAGTTAGTATTTGGTGCATCGTTATCTCCAATAAAGTATCTTACTAACTCTTTTTCAAGTTCGTGATCATTATCACCTTTAGCATAAATTCTCTTAGATGCATTAGCTCTTGCTTTTTGAACATCTTTTCTGATTTTCTTAGCTTTATCTCCAAGTGATTTGAAGATTTTCTTTGTATTAGTAGTTAATCCGAATATTCTTTTTAACCAAGCAATACAAGTGTTAATTAAGCTTTTTAATTGAGCAAGACCAGAGTATGCTCTTCTTTTTACTACGTCAGAGATAGCTTCCATACCTACAGTATCAACTAATTCTCCTTCTAATCCGAAACCTCTATAAACATCTAAAGGTGCGGCACCTTCAACACCACATTCTTTTTCAGCCATAGCCACATATACGTTTTCAGCAACTGATGTAGCGGCAGTTATAGCAGAAGCTTCTGCTTCATAGAACGCAGCATCTATTTCAGACTCTATACCAATTTCTTCCATCATTTCATCTAGTAATGATTTAGGTGCGTCTTCTGCATTAAAAGCACCAGCTGATTCATTACCAATTCCTAGTAATTGTTCTAATGTTAACATTAATTTCCTCCTTATATCTATTTATTTATTAGTTTTTATCACTGACGCTTGTCATACCTGATCCTAATCTAGCAGCATCTGTTATAACAGCATCTAGTAGTGAGTTTACACTTTGCATACATTTTTGTGTGTTATTAGCAATAGCAACCATAAGTTGTCCAGTAGCTACTACTTCGTTAAACATAGCTTCTCCCTCATCATTTCCATAATCAGTATAATCTTTAGATAATTTAGCGATAAGTTTACGTTTAACTTTTTCTAATTTTTGTGCAACTAGTTCAAAGTTCCAAAGTTTTTTATTATTTTGAGCCAAAGTAACAAATGCAGTTAATGCATGTTTAACTTGCATAAACGCTTTATCATAAGGCTTTTCTTCAGGTTCATTTACAGTAACTCTTTCTGCAGAATCTCCAAGAACTTTCTTAAGTGTAGATACAGCTTCTTTATATACTTGAACATCATTTATAGCTTGTTTTAATGCTTCCTCTTTAGCTGAGTCTTCTCCAAATAAAGCTTTAATGAATTTTACTATTACTTTAGCTACATCACCAACAGTAGATTTTATAATACTTGCAACAGTTTTTTCTAATTCACCTTCACTAGTATTTATTTCATTCAAATACTTAATTAGATCATAATTTGTCTTTTGAATCTTAGTATAGAACTCATTATTCAACGGATTTATCATAGCTATTAAACTTCCTGTAGCTGTAATACCAACCATAAGTTGCTTTATAAGTAATTCAGCACCAGCTTGAACGACCTTTTTCTCTTCCTTTGGAGTACCTGCATCATTTTTCTCTTCTTTAACTACTTCATTTGTTTCAACTAGACCTTTAAACATTTCAGTTAGTTTATCTAGTGACCATGTAGTTATTAATACTACTCCAAGAGCTTGAATTAATCCAGCAGCAGCATCTGTACATTTTACTACTTTATTTTCGCCTTCTTTATCTTTGAATTCTTTTCCTAGTTTTGAACTCATTTCGTCCATTTTCTTTATATAAGCTTTCGCTTTGTCAAATCCAGATTTCAATGACTTATGGATATTTACTATTCCTTTGAAGAATCTGATAATCCATCCGAAAAAGAAGTTTATAAATTTCTTTATCCATAATCCCAAATTAGACTTAACTCTAGACGCCATATTTTTAACTTTGTCCTTTAGTCCTTCTGTTCCTATTATTTCTTGTAATCTTTCTTCGTCAAACATTATTATAGATGACAGACCGTCGAAATCAACTTGAGAGTCAAGTTCGTAAGAAACTTCTATGCTTGAATTCGTGGTATATTCTTGCCAGCTTTCTAACGCCTCCTTGATATTAGCATATGACTCGTAGTGGAAATCATCCATATATATTCTTTCATTCATATTTATATATCACCTCCTTCATCATCTTCATCGTTATAATTTGACACTAATGTTGTTACTTGCTGGATTTTTCTACATTTCCTACTAGCTCATTATAGATATCTTTTAGCTTAGATAAGTTTGCATATATAGAAAAATATGTAGCGAATATATCATCATGCGGTTTATCTATAATTACATTCAGATATTCATCTACAATATCACCCAGTCTATTATATTCTTGTATTACTTGGTCAAATAGTTCTATATGTTCTGAATCTTGTATTACTACTCTTTCGCACATAGAAATATTTGCTTTTATTATATCTTGAAGTTCTAGAAATCTTTTAGGAAAGACTGCTCTAACTTGCTTATTCATATCATGTTCATCTTCAATAGTCTTCTTTCTATTTAGTTTTATCACTTTCTTTTTTTGTTTCTTTTCGTTATCATCATCGCCACCTCCGAAGAAGTCGTCTGAACTGTCATCTGAAGAGCCAAAGAAATCTCCGCCACTGTCGTCTCCTCCATCATCAAATGGATTGCCTCCACTATCTCCTCCTGAATCATCTCCTCCAAAAGGATTATCGTCTCCGCCACTAGAGTCGTCAGAACCCCAATCTCCCCAGTCATCTCCTCCAGAACTATCATCAGAGCTATCGTCAGAAGAATTATCATCTCCTCCGCTATCCTCTCCGAATCCGTCAAATGGATTATCTTCTTCTAAAGCAATAGTCCATTTTGGATACATAAGTTCCACAGCTTCTAAACTGTAATCTATGCTTGATGGTTTATATTTTGTTTCTCCAAGTCTTTCATATGAGCTTGAACTTTCTTTTCCAATTTGATAAGTCTGTAAACTAACTTCCGAGATTGTATTTTGATTATCCATAGTCCGATCATCGCAATTATAGCCAGCCATAAGTTTTTTATATATGTTGTCATAAGACATCTTAACCTCCTCCTTAGAAATCTGAGCCTCCAAATCTAGTTTCAACTGTATATCCTTTTCCTCCGCTATGTCCTATGTTGAAATAAGAACCACTTTGCATAAGAGCGTCTATACGTTGACGTCCATTCATTGATAGGTCTTTATTAAATGTCATGTATCTTATTCTGTCTTTTTGAACTAAATCTCTTTTAAATTCTATGAGCTTAAGTCTTGCAAATTCCATATTATGCTTTTCAGCCAATAATCTGTCAACAGTTTCCGGGTCTCCTTCATTTTTAGCATATTCTAATTTTTGGTCATGTCTTTCAAGAAGTCCGTCTATTTTGAATTCAAGTCTTTCTATAGCTCTAAGTTTTATTTGCCTATTTGCATTACGTTTAAGTATATACATAAATGGCAAGAAGTATATCGGTCCTAATAATACAGTCCATATCCATGATCTAACAGAGTTTTCTCCAAGCATCTTAATCTTTTCTAAAACTATATCGAATTCATCATTAAGAAGTTTTTCTTGGAAATCTAACATCTGTTCTTTTTCTAATTGATTTCTAGATTTAAGAGCATGCTTAATCGCTTGCCATAAATATCCAATTATCTTACGTGGAAGTTTTGTGATATTCATAAACACATGATATAATATAGAACCTTTTCTTATACCGAATATCTTTATCGCAGTATAAGCATCTTTCATACTTCCAACGAAACCTTCTGTTCCAATAGAACGCAATGCATAGTCAACATCTTCGTTCAATGAAACCCAGTTAAATAACTCTTCTCTTATAATCGTTCCATCCATTTTTTCAATTACAAGTTGTGCGTCGTAATCAAAATAACAGCAAGAATCTAATTCCATTAATATAGTATTCGTAGCACTCTCAGGAACTTTGACAGTGATAATACTATTATCTACTACGCCTTCTGACCTAGATACCATAAGTCTTCCTTTTACAGAATTGAGATACACGAAGTTACTATGTCCATCTACTTCTATTTGCATCGGCAAAAAGTCAGTAGGACTTATAACATCTTCTTCGTGAGCTCTATCAAGTTCTAGTATAGACTCTACACCAAATCTTTCAGAAACGTGTTTAAATATAGCACTCTCTACGCTTATTTCTTGAATATCTAATGCTGATTTTATATCGAAGTTATCTATCAACACTTTATCAGTATCATTCGTACCAATCGCAAACTGTTCAATAAGCATAACTATTATTTCTTGTACTGTAAATGTTTGGTCTTCTACTGTAACTTTTCTATCTAAAACAGTTATAATATCATTTTTAGTCATATTTTCTAAAATCGTCATTGGTATTATTTCACCAAAATATTTATTTTTATTGAATTCTTCTGTAACACTATTTCCAAAACTAGAGATAGCTAACACTGCGTTTTGTGTAAATGTTACTGGTACGTATGTATGAAATGGTTCAAATATTTCTATCAATGTAATTGGAATAGCTTTTACGCTTATGTTTGTATTAATTGATACAAATCTTTTAATAGAAACTCCTGGATATATAGCCTGAATTAGAAATTCAAATATCTTTTGTATTTCGTAGAAATTCTCTTTTATCGGAAACGTGCTATAAGTTAAGCTTTGCATATAGCCTTGATTAAAAGATCTATATGTTATAGCTCTCTCTAATGCTTTTTCAACTATATAAGCGGAACGTTTTACTAAAGTATATTCTGCTAAATTATACATAACTAACCTCCTTTTCTATTATTATTTGTTACATATCAAGTTGTTTGGATGGGGGTATAGAGGATTTTTTTATAGAAAAGATAGCTATATATCATAGATATATAGAAAACATTATAAAATATTTTAGGAGGAAAGAAATATGAAAAAATATGAATTAATGATGGCATTGGGAAAAACTATGGAACGTGTAGGAATTAATGAAGACATCATCAAAGGATTAGGTCTAGAATTCAAAGCAACTATGAAAGATACAATGAATGAGGATTTGATAAGAGATGAAAAAGAAACTATGGATTTATTATCAGGTCTTATGGGTGACGACCCTAAATACGTAAATTATTGGATTGGTGTGGCGATTAAAACGCTTGCCATGTCTAAGTCTTAAAATATTGAGCTCTTCGGAGCTCTTTATTTTTTTTTTCGTAAATGGCGTAAATAAATGCATATCGCCAGATTTACTCCAGCGATAATTATATATTATTAGTGTGAGAATATATTATATTTATAATCTATATCTAGAAATGAGGTGATACCTATGATAGATAATACTGAACGTTTATTGAATCTTATCAATGGATTTAATAACATCGTTAGGTATAATGCTACTAATAATATCCCACCGTCAAGGGAATTATTGATAGCACAAGATTATATCAATAACAAAATTGATTCTTCTGATATATTTAATCCTCATTTAAATATTGCGTATTTAAATGATTTAAAAGTATCAGATAATGATGCATATGAGTTTATAATAAACCTATTAGACACCCGTGTGTATCCTAAACACATATTATCATAAATAATCGTATTTGTGATAATTATTGCACATTTTATCATTTATTAGATATTTTAAATTATAATATATTCTCACATTTATAATTGTACTAAAAAATTAGATATTATGATAACTATATATTATCACTCAGTCATATAGATTTCTGGTTACAAATATCATAATTCGATTCGAGGTGATAATTATGTCCACTGATGTTAAAGATTTAATGTTAAAATATTGGATTAATCTTTTAAGAGAATTCAATAAGGTCATTAATTCTGACTCCAGAGTTACTGGAGAAATTAGAAAATACATCAAACACGTTCAGGCTATATCTAAAGATTATGTAGATCTTGGTATAGACTATTTATTGGAACTTAAAAGTTCTGATAAAGAAGTGTTTAAAACGTTAGATAAAATGATGCAGTCTACAGCTGTATAATTTATCTGACCAATAAATTAACGAATCTAGTAAATAAAAGGAATTACTATAACTATTTATAAAATCTATATGACTTTTACTAGATTTACATTTATGATTGTAGCTAAAAGTTAAAACATTTTAGCTTTCATATCAAACCATTTATTTTTATTTTTTTTAACTCCATATACATCTCTAGTTCCTTTGTTAGCTCTATGTTGCTCTTCTTGTACGAAATCAAAATATGTAGGCATTTCTCTTTCGTGTATTTGAGGAACATCTTTAAGAGCTCCATAGTTAAGTTCGTAGTGATATTCTTCTCCAGAAAGTTTAACTTTACGTCCATTCTTAACTTTATATATCTCTACATTTGTATACTGTTTTCCATTTATCATAGTAGGAACTAATACATATGATACTTCTCCCTCATCTTTAGTATAGTTAGCATACTCATTTGTAAACATATTCATACTTTGCATTACAGATACCATTTTAATTTTACTCATATCTACATAGAATTTAAATTGCTCTCCTACTTGCTTTCTGAAGTCAGTATTGAATATAAGACTGTATGCTATAAGAGTCGCAATAAGTATATCGTCATGAGCTCCTGGCTTATGGTCTATTCTTCCAGTATTCTTTCTGTATAATGTAGAAAGTTGATTAAGAGCTTCTGGATGTGAAAATGCATACGGATATTTATCTACAAGTTCAAATAAAAGTTTTTCATATAAGTATTCTCTTACTTCTCTTTCTTTAATACCGTATGATAAATATGATGCATAATCAAGTTTCTTAGTAGTACTCTTTACTAATACGTCTGCAGCGTGAGAAGAGAATAGTTTCTTAGTTCCAAATAAAAGAGGTTCTATAAACGGGTCTTTTGCTAAATCTGGAATTACAGATTGTCCTGGTCCTTCTAATTCTATGGCTAGTATTATATTTAAATCAGGATTAGATTCTTTTAGGAATGGAATAAACTTCTTAATAAACATTGTAGTTTCAGAAGTCGTAAGTGTATTTGATTTAAACATAAAAAGCTTTTCTCCACTTTCCATATCTATAGCAAAGAATACAGTACTGTCGTTTCCAGTTCCATGTGCTAAGTCTACTCCAATAGCTATAGTTTGATATCTATTTATAAATGTATAGAAGTCTTCATTAGCAAATTGCGGAAAGAATGTTATAGAAAAGAACTTATCAAATATAAACGTATCCATAGCTTGAGATTTAGTCAAAGTAGAAATACGTCCAATTTGCTTTTGATTTAGTAAAGCAGAGCTGTCAACATCTAGCCAGTCCATCAAAATCTCGGTCCTGAATTTCATTTCATAAGAAGTTTGATTAAATATTGCTACTTAATCCTTATTCTTATAGGCGTATCCACTTCGCCTCTAGCGTATAAAGCCTCAAGGCTTACAACGTTACTTTTACGTAATATATTTAATGCTCCATTTACATCAGCATTAAATTCATAACCATTTTTGGTTCTATAAAGACCACGTTTAACACGTTTACCAGAAAACTCAGGTATATTAGTATCACCGTAGTTAGGTAAGGGGTCTTTATCAAAGAAAGATGCCTTAGAAGTGTATGCTTCATCCTGTTTAAAATAAGACATACCGTTTAGATAAGTATATATAGATAGGAATTTAGAAATCTGTGCAAATGGCATAGTTACAAAAGTTTGATTATTAGCAGTTCCTAAATTAGTTTTACACTGAAATGTATCAGAATAACCTGCTACGATTGTACCTATATCATTATCTTTACAGTAGTTTATTATATAATTTACAGCTTTATAAATATAATCAGATGATTTATTTTTCCTGTTAAATGATATTTGATTCATTTTATCAGTCATACTTGTGTTTTTTTGTTTATTGCTTATTTGTTGTAATCTTGCGAATTCTTTATAATATCCTTGATTGATAGATTTTAATCTTTTTCCGTCTATTATAAAAGATTTGCCAGTATTAGTGACACACGTACATAAATTATTTACACCAAAATCTATTGCTAACGCATTTGACTTGTTTAGTCGTAGATTTTTATAATCAGCTTCATAAATATAATGTATCTCAAATTTAGTAGCATTATACTTTGGAACTATTCTTATTTCCTTTATTACCTTATTTTTTAATATAGGTGGTGTTTTAATAAATATTCTTGGATATTTTTTAATAAAAGAAAGACTGTACGGTATCATAAAATAATCTGGTTGCAGTCTGATTAAACCAACACATAATCTATAATAACCATCTTTAGGTAAATATCTAGGTAAAGTTACTTTTTTAACCCACTTATTACCTTTATATTTTACAGTTAATAGTTTATCATATCCCTTAAATATATCCTCTACGTCCATTAATAGCTGCTGTGATATGTCGCTATTTAGAATTTTATAATTAGGACTATTTTTGAGAATATGATAACTATCTGTATAGGATAAAAACATTCCATTATCAATATAATAATGTCTATGTAAATACAACGCTTCATTATATAAATTTTTAGCTATATGACACAGATATTTTAATTGATTAAATTCTTCTTTTGGCAACTTTAGTTGTTGTTTAATAGTTAAGTACATTACATATTCACCTCCTTTACAGAGGTAATTGTAGATAAAAAATGAAATGAGTGTTCACATAAATACGCTACTATTTATGCAGTTCTCTTATGAACTTCTTGTACTTTCATACAAGCACAGACTATATCTTATCCATATCCTGAATAGGACTTAGGCGAAACCACTTCCACACGCTTGTGTGTACTCCCCTCACGAGGGATAGTCGTTGGACTTTCTCTTTCGAGCTTAGCTGCGGATTACCCATTTCTTGATGGAACGAGACTTAGGATTTAACCATATCTCATCTAATGTATTTTTTCTACTTTCGTCGCATTCACATCTATACCTAATACGGTATTATGTTGTAGCTACATTAGCTTTAGGGTTTTCCCGCAATTCGATTTCTTTGTTGTACAGTTTTTCTCTGTATCTACGTACAAGTTTCCCTATACGCTTACTAACTAGTTAATAAATGCTTCTCTGTTTTCAGTTTGAGCTATACGTTGGTCAAGCCAATCTTCACCAAATCCCATTTCTTTATATCCATATTGAACATTAAAGAAATTCTTTTTACCATTTGTTTTTAAATATGCACATAAATCTTCATACGAATATTCAAATAGCTTAATATCGAATCTACACATTTTATTAAATATAAAGTCATACATTTCACGTCCGTGTTTAGTATTAAGTTTACCAGCAGTAGACATGTAGTGTAGTCCATATCTTTTATTAGCTTTCTCAGCACGCATTCTTGCAGTAGAGTTTGCAAGTTGCATCGCAGTAGTCATTGTAATAGCGTGTGGTACGAAAGTAATTTCGTCATTTATACCAAATTCAAAAGTTTCTCCCCGTCCAACACGTTCTGCAGTAGTTTCTGTTGTACCTGCTGATGCTATCATAATTTGGTTACTTCTGAATACATTATTTATATATTTAGATTTAGGAGACGGAGTCATATCTGGTCCTACTTCCCACATCTCTTTATTCTTCTGTATCTTTTTTACTACATTATGAAACTTTAAGAAAGCAGGCATGAGGTTTGCAAAGTCTATCATCATCTTTCTGTTCTTACCAGCATCTTCTGCTTTAAAGTGAGCCACTAGTATTTTAGTATTTTCACTACCAGCTGCAAATTCTCCTCCACTAACACAGTTTATGTCTGTAGTTTTACCTACTTGCCGAGGAGCACATCTGAACGTATTGAAACATTGGCAATAAAGCCATAATATAGTCCAAGTTCCTATGGTCATTTGATACTGCATTTTATTTCCTTTACCATCTACCATTCTAGCACATTCACGCATATAGAAAATCATATTCTGTCTCATTTCTACAGCGGCTGCTATTTGTAGTTCTGGTGCTAAGCTAGGACTATGCATATCTTGTCCCATAAGATTTCTATTAAATAATATCAGAGGAAGATTATGATTAAGTTGTATTCCTGTACGTTCTTTAAGTTTTTCTAAAGAAAGAGCAAAAGCCACAAAGCTTTCGTTAGTCGTACTATAATCATAATATAAAGGAATAGTTATTTTATGTTCAGGGTCATAATATATATCATAACATTCGTCTAATAATCCCTGTACATTAAACTTTATTTTTTGTTCTTCAGTAAGTTTTGTTTTATCCAGTCTATTAAAGTTTCCATTAAATATTTCTTTATACGGAAATTTAAATTCATTATCATCTGAAAGTCCTCCTTCGTTTACAAAGGCATTAAAAACTTCTTCAAACATTTCTTTATATAAAGTATATTCATCTTCTGTTATACGTAATAATTCATTCATATCCTCTTCATATTCATGATTCTTTTTTGCTTCTATTATAACAGACTGTTGGTATTCCATATATCCTCTGTAGTCATATTTATCTATAAGTATAACTTGGTCTTGGTCTATTCCTACAGAATGCATATGTCTCATAAAGGCGACAGCTTGTTCTGTAGGTAATGTTTGCATTAAGTTATTTCTCATACTACCTCCAATTTTAAATGAGAATGGGGATATAAAATCCCCATATTAATAATCCCACTTATTTGTAGTTTTTAACTGTCCGTATAATCTAGTATTTCTTTCTTTAAATATGTTTCTATCTGATAATGAATTTTGCATAGCAAATATATCTGAAGAAAGAGCTAGAAGTATAGTTGCCAAATATTCGTTATTAGTTCTATCAAGTTCAAGTTCTATAACGTCTCTGAGCATAGCACATCTTTTTAGTAATACGTGTTGTGTATCTTGGCTATGAGCATTTGCTACTTCTGCCTTAAGCATAATATAATCATTTTCTAAGTCAGTATATCTTCTTCTTTCTATAGAAGTAAGTTTTGCTAAGATGCTTTGTCTTTCTTTTCTTCTAAACTCAGCAAACTTAGGGTCTGTAGGTTTAACGTACGCTTCTATTCCAGCCATAGTAAACGCTGCTGGTTTCTTCGGGAAAAAAGACTCAAATGCACTCATAAGAACTCCTTCGTTTATTCCAGGTGCTGTATGATGTTTAACGTGTTTAACCTTATGATATACTTTCATAGGCATATTCATGGCATATGGATTTGACTGTACTACTCTGCATTTGTTAGAATACTCTTCTTTAAAATAATCTAAATATTTATCAATACTACGTCTCATTAGATAATCTCTAGATCTAAGTCTAGACATTCCTAAGTTTACTAAATTCATTACTTTCTTAGAGCCTAAGTCTACTTGAGCTTCTGCTTTAGCATAATCCATAAGAGTATTTAAATCAACACCATATTCTTTAAACGATGTAAGATTATTGGCAACACTATACGCCCATTTAGCAAGAGTAAGTTCTAATAATGTTGCGACATTTGCATCGTTGAAGAAGTCTTTATCATATCTAAACTTATTCATATATAAATGGATTAATGTTCTCATATTATATCCATATGCTATAATTTTAGAAAGTATACATCTACGTATGTCTTCCACAAGATTTTCATACGCTACCCCAAACTTATCTTTAATAGAAAGCATTCTTATAAATGTTGCAGACACATCTAGCATAGCAACGCATTCATCATTATAATCATTATCAGAAGAAATCATTTTACTTCTATCGTATAAGAATACAGCAAGGTTTCTATCTATATCGTATCCGATTTCGTTCTCTCCTATTACAGCTGATTCTTGCATGTCTCTAACGATATCGTTATAGTCGTGTCCTATTTCTCCATACTTAGGATTTCCATATACATTTACTCCTATCTTAGCGGCACTTATTAGGCTAGTTTCAAAATCTAATACAGAAGTACATCCCTCAGGTGTATCTTCTATCAATAACTTTAATACATTTGGAGATAGTCTACTATTATACTCATCCATTATAACATCTTTATGGCAGTGATTATCATCTACAGCATTTACTATAGTTCTTCTAAGTTTGGCTAAATCTAATAATGCTTCTGCGAATATATTAGAAACTAGCATAATAGCTTCTTTATATTCTTCGTGAAATCTAATTTCATAACTATTAAGTTTATCTATCAATTTATATTCCTCCTTTTTTATTTATTGATATTTTACATATATCTATTGTTTGGGCTATTTTTGAGTAAATTTTTTAACTGAATTTTAGCTATATATAATAAAGTATATAATAAAAATAATAATATAGGTCCCCCATCACGACATACATTAAAGATGGGATAAGGATGAGCACTGTAGGAGGTGATTAGTATGTCAAAATTAGCAGAACAAAGAAACTACTTATTAGAAAACGGATTTTCAGAAGAAAGAGCGGATAGATATTTAAATCTA